TTATAATGAAGGCGAGCCATTAACTCTTCGTCCGTAAACTCTAACTCAGTTACGTCATCTATATACTGGTCTACAATATCAGACCTTGGGTCTGTATCGTATTTATCCAGCCACCTTTGCAAAAATCTTTCCATAAATTTTTCCTTGGTTCTGCCTGTCATCATAAAACTTTTTTCGCGGTTTTTGTAATCCCGTATATCTCCAAATTTGTAAAAATACGTTTGCGGCGCCAGTCCTTGGCGTACATATTCATCCGCTAGCCAATTAAAATATTCCGCGCCTAGCGGGGGCTTTTTCGACATCGCTAAATGTGCATCTGCACTCCGCGAATCTTGATTTTTCAACACGTATTTCAACGCGTATTCAAAACCTTTCCAATCGGGTTGCTGGAAATAACTGAACCCATAAGGCCAAAATTTCCAATGAACCCGCTTTTGCTCCTCCACATTTGGCACACATTTACATTCTTTTTTATTTTCGCATTTGTTCTTCAAACAATTTTGCTTAAAAAATAATATTATATGCCAATGTGCTCTTCCCTTTGCGCTGCCATACTCGCCAGCTACTATGTAGCGACATTTGTATTTTTTACGCAGTCTTTTAAGAAAATCCTGAACGTCTTTATAAACCAATGTCACTGCGTTAACGCCCGCATCTTGTGCGTATGTTAACGTTATTGCGTATGTTTTTTTTGAAAACCTACTTTCGGCAATGCAACGGCCTACTAAATCATTTACACGGCGCTTTCTGCATTGCCAGCATTCGCGACACGCAACTTCAACTCCGTTGTCTAATTTGTTTGGACTAATACACAATTTCTTTACTTTGTTTCAGTTGGTGTCACTAAATGCATATCCCAACAAGAGGAAAGGGAGTTTTGCCGCCGCCCCCGAAACTCCAATATATGAAGTTTCCGTTTCGGGGACGGCTCTAACGATCCAATAAGTCTCGCCAGTTTTTTATTTGCCAATGTGCAGGGTCGTAGAATTTCCAATCTCCACCCCATTCCATTTTCAAATTTCTTTTTCGTGCGATTTCCTTGCCAATACTGCCAAGAACATCCCACTCTTTTTTAGTTAGATTCCAAGCTCTTGACGCGTGAACTATATCCACAGCCATCGAATAATTACGATGCTCATAACGCTTTTCAATTTTGTATGTACCGTCGGGTTGCTTAACCCGAACTTTATACCACCATTTTATACAATGAATCTGGTGTGGACTTTCCCCACCCTTTGCTTTGGATCTACCTTTAGCATGCAACGCGTCCTGACGCTTTTTCGAACGTACAAATTCAAACGCCCACAAAGGAATGTTACGTTTTTTGCAATGCTTATCCATGGCTTTCCAGAAATCTATAATGTCTGGATGTACACCCTCGTAATCATATGCTTTTGTTACTGATTTGTATTTCGTAGTTGCAAGCGTTCTTGCTGCT